TCTTAGGCAGACGTGTATCCTTCATCAAGTGATGCAGGAAACCGGTAGTTTAAGCTCTTCGGAGAGTGGGGGATTGTTGTTGTTTGGTCGACGGATGGTGGATGTTCTCAGAGCAGCAGTCCAGTGATGGTCTGGAGAGCGCGCTTTTCCACGTAATTCGTGAAGGCTGCGAGACCTTTGGTTCCGATCGCTTCCACGGTGGACGTCACCTTGGCTGATGCTGTTGTGAGAGCAAGGTTGGACGGTGGGGGCGGAGTGGAGACGAGCTTCAGACTCGAGGTGATGTTGGGCACAACCTCGATATTCACGAAGAACTCGATGGACACCACGGCGATGTCGGCCGGGGACCCGTCGATGTTGACGGTGGCCCAGGAGAAACCAGTGGCGAGAAGGTCGGAAACGTCACCGTTGGTGGTGTCGGCAGGGACGGGATAGAAGGTTTCAGGGGGGTTAACTCCGTTGCGAGGGAGCATGACCACCACTTCCTTGGCGTCTTGGAGAGCAATGTCGAGAGTGTGGGCGTTGCCGAAGGCTCCCATGTCGATGTCTATGAACGTCGCCTCAGGGAGAGGGTTCGGCACTACGCGCACGCGCAGCACACCGCTGGTGGTGAGCGGCGCGCTGATGCGGCGCACGATGAAGCCAGCAGAGATGAAGCGGAACTTGGAGACGTTGTCGAACACGCCCTTGGGGCGTGCGGTGTTGGCGACGTCCATGTCCACTCCGCCGAACCTGCAGAGGTCGGCCCCGAGCATGGTGCCCGGGATCACGGGAGAGTTGGAGTATCCTGGCACGACCAAGGCACCTACATGCCCGCCGACGTTTGTCGAAAGAGTAGTTGTGCTATGGTAGCGAAAAGGGATAGTGTTGAGACTGCTAGAGTCAGGAAACTTAGCACCAATAGAGTGCGAGCAGAAGGGGTCCGTGAGCGCGCACACAGCGGAAGCAGGGAGTTTGGGACGCTTGTCTCGGACTCGGATGGGGGCTCGGGCGGCACGAACTGGCTGCTTCGTTTTAGGCTTGGTGGGGGTAGCATTGCGTTTGACCATTAGATGGGTGTTGTGTAGATGTTGTAAAATAACATCTGGGGTCCTCCTCCCAGAGACCCCTAGTGTTTTGCTTTGTAGCGACGGTACGCGTATTTATCAGCAGGGACCGTGTAAGGGTCCGTGCGTCCGTCGTGGCGCTTCCGCACTAGGCGGGGTTGGGACGGCCGCGCGGCGCATTGCGGCGTGGTCGTTCTTCGTTGCGCACTCCGCTCTTCTTGAGTGGAGGGGGGCTGTGCCGGGTGGTTCCCGCCAAGGAGGGGGAGCCCACGCCGGGGACTTGGATTTTGGGTACTAGCGACACAGAAAATGGAGTGTCGGTGACCGGACGGGGCTTGCCACGCTTGTTTGTAGAGCGGGTGTGAGTCTTGGGTAGTCCAGCAAAAGTGACGTGTCTGCCGGGCGTTGTGGTATCGGAGGACGCGCGGGTTACGGTGACCTTGGCTGTGGTACGGCTGAGCGTGGTAGCAGTTGGACGTTCCCAGCCGTCCTCGTGTGGGGCGTCTGGGGTGTCGGTGGGGAGAAATTCCCAACCGTCGGGAGTGTCGCGGCGGTAGCCTGTGACGTTTATCTGGGAGCCCATGGTGTTGAGGCACTTGCGGTCGTCGACGCTGTACCATTCGTCGTTATGGACCTCGTTTCTGCCAAGGTCCTTAAACGGGGGCATGATGCAGACGGGAAAACTAAGAAGCTCTGTGAGATTCCTGGCCCGCGCACAGTGGCGTGTGAGAGCGCACTCATTGAAGTCGGGGAGGGTGCGGGTGGCGTTGTCGTCCATCCAATCCTCGCGGTAGTTGTGGTAGCGGTCCCCGTTGGCACAGTTCGACCAGTAATGGGCCAGACTGGACAGTTGGTGATGGGGGTGGTTGGTCCCGGCGAGTTCCAAGATGCGTCGGGCAAGAGGTCCGATGATGGGCGTGTTCGGATCAGTCGAAAACAGTCCGCGGGCACGTTCGACGAGTTTGTCCTCATTGGTGACAGAGTCGTTGGTGCGCTGAGACAGGTGGAACTTGGCAAATGAACGGGGCAGATCACACATGGAGTTGGGGTTGCCGAGCCAGACTTCGGGGCCGTAGCAGCGTGCCAGGAACATGAGGTCCGCAGATCCCCGTTCCATGGTGTCGATCTTGATCACAAGACCGAGTTGGCGGGCTGAGTGTGTAAGCGCCTGGGTGGGAACGTCGGCAGTGATTCCGTCGTCGCCGCCCATGAGGCAGTTGCGCATGACGTGTTCCCAAGCCTCGGAGTGGCCAAGATGCTCCTTGGAGTGCGGAGCCTTGAGAGTACGGACGGCCACGTACGCAAAGAAGATGTTGACAATGGTGTTGAACAAACTGGTGTCGGGAGTGCCGGAGTTGCGTACAAGCCAGGTGAAGTACTGCACACCAAATGAGCTCACTGCTCGCAGACCTGTGGTCTTGGCGTGGAGTTCCAGTATGGTGGCAGTGTGGTCATGGCCGAAAGCGGCAAGAAGCATTGCGCGCTCCAGGCCGCGAGTGACGTTGTTCTGATTGCCGTCAAACGTGGTGTGGTCGGTGGCTTGGACGTATTCGGCGTGGGATGCTATGGTCGCTACACGCTCGGAGACCTGGGAAGGAG